AATAAAGTGCGCAGATTTGCAAGCGGTTTTGGATGCAGCTACGAGACTCTGAGCCGCGACTTCAGCGAGACGAATTACAGCAGCTCAAGGTTGAGCCTGCTTGAGGACCGCGAGCACTGGAAGGTTGTGCAGGCTTACCTGATTGAGCATTTTCACAATCGGGTATTCCGCGAGTGGCTGAACCTTGCGGTCTTGGCCGGTGAGCTGCCGTTTGATGATTACGACACTCGTCCTGAGCGCTATGACTCACCGCGATGGATGGCTCGTGGCTGGGATTGGGTTGATCCGCTGAAGGAGGCGAAGGCTTACCGCGAGATGGAGCAAGCGGGCTACATGACGAAAGCGCAAATTGTCGCGAAACTGGGCGGCGATTTCTACGACAACCTCACCGAGTTCGCGAGAGAGCAACAAACAGCAGCTGACCTTAATGTTGAGCTTGACAAGGACATCATTGAGCAGCCGCCGGAGGTTATCGAGTAATGCCCGCAATGCCGACAGAAGGGATGCGCGAAGAAGCGCAGCGTTACAGGGATTGGAAGGAAGAGGGGCGTGAAGGCGGCACTGATGTCGCTGCTCGTCGCGCTTCTCAGATCCTGAGCGGTGATGAGCTGAGTGATGAGACCATCGTGACTATGAGCGCATGGTTCGCTCGTCATGAAGTAGACAAGCAGGCTGAAGGGTTCAGCCCTGGAGAGGAGGGTTATCCATCTCCAGGTCGTGTCGCATGGGCCGCATGGGGCGGCGATGCAGGTAAAACTTGGTCTGATCGACTTGCTGAAGCTATGGATCGTTCAATTGAGACTGAGGAAAGGGCAGAACCTGATGCTTTGAGTGTTGGTGATTTTGTCAGCTGGAATAGCTCTGGTGGCCGTGCTCGCGGAAAGATTGAGCAAATTGAGCGCGATGGTTCAATCGACGTGCCTGATTCTGAGTTCACTGTTAATGGAACCGAGGAAGATCCTGCTGCCTTAATTCAGGTTTATCGCGAGGGCGATGATGGATGGGAGGCTACTGAGACTAAAGTAGGACATCGATTTAGTACACTGACAAAGATCGAAGCATTACGCGCAATGGAAGTTGATTCTGAAGCGCCAGAAGTTGTCGCAGAGGAAGAATCCAAAAAGGATTTGACTCGCGAAATTGAAGGCACAAAGTTCCAGCGTGTTGAATCTACAAGTTTCAACATGCTTGACGATCGGAGCATGGAATTTCCATTCAGCTCCGAGTATCCCGTGGCTCGTTATTTCGGGAACGAAGTCTTGAGTCATGAGATGGAGTCCGCGAATCTTTCGCGGCTTAACGATGGCGCACCGCTGTTGTTTAATCACGATCCAGATCGCATGATCGGCGTCGTCGAGCGTGCATGGATCGATGGTGAAAAGAAACGCGGTTACGCAAAAGTGCGTTTCTCGCGCAATAAATTTGCGCAAGAAGTGCTTGAGGACGTTCGCGACGGAATCCTTCGCGGCGTTTCTTTCGGTTACTCCATCGATAAGATGGAGGAGCGTAATAATGATTTCGTAGCAACCAATTGGTCGCCCTACGAGGTCTCGCTGGCCGTTATTCCGGCTGACCCTACCGTCGGGGTTGGGCGTTCTCTAGAGGACACCAATTCTGAACCTGCGGCTTCAACCGCATCTCCTGAAAACACTGTGACTGAACCTGTCATGGACAACACTCCTGACCTGGAGGTGATCCGGTCCGAGGCCGTAGAGGCCGAGCGTACCCGGACTGCTTCTATCTCCAAGCTGGGCGAGCGTCATGCTCTGCCTGAGCTGGCACGTGAACTGATCGACGGCGGCAAGTCTGGCGATGAAGCTCGTGCTGCATTCCTCGAAAAAATCGGCACCCAACCCGTGGAACACAGCATCACCGCCAACGATCTTGGCCTGACCGAGAAGGAGACTCGCTCCTTCAGCTTCGTTAAAGCCCTGAACTTCCTCTCTAACCAGAGTGATGCTCAGGCTCGTCGCGACGCCGCCTTTGAAATCGAAGTTGGCGAAGCCGCTGCCAAGAAGTACGAGCGTTCTTCTAACGGCATCGTTATTCCTAACGAAGTCCTTCGTCGTGATCTCGTCGTCGGCACCCCTACCGCTGGTGGTGATCTGGTTGATGATGTGCTCCTGGCTGGCAGCTTCATCGATCTGCTGCGCAACCGTCTGGCAATCGCCCAGGCTGGCGCAACCATGCTGACCGGTCTGCAGGGCAATGTTTCCATCCCTCGCCAGACTTCAGCTGCAACTGCTTACTGGGTTGGTGAGAACTCTGCTCCCACCGAGTCCCAGCAGGCCATCGACCAAGTGAATCTGAGCCCAAAAACGGTTGGTGCTTTTGTTGACTACTCCCGTCGTCTTCTGCTTCAGAGCAGCATTGACGTTGAGGGTATGGTCCGCAATGACCTGGCTCGCGTGATTGCACTGGAAATCGACCGCGCTGCTATCTACGGCACCGGTTCTTCCAACCAGCCTCTTGGCCTGACCAACGTGAGCGGCATTGGCTCCGAGACCCTGACCGGAACCGGCACCTTCGCTGAGTTCATCGCGATGGAGACCGACGTTGCTGCAGCTAACGCTGATGCTGGCGCTCTGCGTTACATCGTGAACGCAACCACCCGTGGCGGCCTGAAGGGCACCAAGAAGGATGCTGGTAGCGGCGAATTCGTGTTCGCTGATGGTGAGATCAACGGCTATCCCGCGATCGTCTCCAACCAGCTCGCCAACAACGATGCACTCTTCGGTGACTTCTCCATGTTCATCATGGGCATGTGGTCTGGCCTGGATCTGACTGTGGATCCTTACGCTGGCGCTACTGCTGGCACCGTTCGCGTGATTGCACTGCAGGATGTGGACTTCGCTGTTAAGCAGCCTGGTGCCTTCTGCTTCGCCACCTGATTCTCATGAGAGTTGAGCTCACACGCAATGTGATGATCAACGGGGAGCCTGTGAAAGCAGGCTCCTTTGTTGAAGTCGAGATAGGCATTGCAAATTTGCTGATTGGCAGCGACAAGGCGAAGGTTGCTCCTAAAGAGGAACCGAAGCCGAAGCTGGAGATCCAGCAGAAGCCTGTCAAATCAGAACCCAAGCCTGTAGCTCGACGCGGGCGACCGAAAACCGACTCTGGTGAAGACTGATGGCAATTCTTTCTGTGGGGCTTGAAAAGCTTTCCCACTTTGCTCTGGCTCCTACTGCACAGCGCACTGCAAACCTGGACGGCACCGCTGTTGACCTTGCTGACTACGAGGGTGACATCGTTGTGATTCTTGACGTTGAGAACGGTGGAACCTCCACCCTTGACGTGAAGATTCAGTCTGCAGACACCTCCGGTGGTACGTACTCTGATGTTTCTGGTGCTGCGTTCACTCAAGTGAGCACAACGGCCAGCAAGCAGACCTTGGTTTTTGCCAAGGGTGATGCTAAGCGCTACATCAAGGCTGTTTCGACCACTTCTACTTCAACTCACACCTATAGCATTAACGCTTTTGGTGCCCTGAAGTACGCCTGATAACGATACGCGCCCGGTCATCCGGGCGTTTTTTCTGATGGCATTCACTGAAGATCTAAGCGTATTTTTGAGCACTGCTGATTTCGCAGTGGAAGTGACTGCTGGCGCGGTGTCTGGTTTAGGAATCTTGGATATGCCGTCAGAGATTATCGCTGATGGTGTGGTGCTGACGACTGACTACAAATTGACGTGCGAGGCTTCAAAATTTGGCAATCTGCTGCATAGCGACTCTGTTGTGGTTGGTGGCGTTAATTACACTGTTAGAAGCACGTCACTCGTCGATGACGGTGCTTTTTGCGAGATCATGTTGATGAAGGTCTGATGGTTATCGAAATTGGCTACTTCGCAGACAACTCCAAGAACATTCATTTTTGGGATCCGCTTACAGCCGACGGCGCAACTCCTTCGGTGAAAGTTGCTGGAGTTAATTTTACATTTTGCGATAAAATTACAGGCGCAAATATTACGATTGTGCATCAAGGATCCTTCAACGACTCCGATTGGTTCGACCTGGAATCCCACTCTCACACTGGAAGCGGGGTTGATCGTCATACGTATTCAAATACTCCAGTTCTTTACGTTAGAAGCGTCACTTCTGGCATTGGCGCCGGAGAATCGTACACCGGCTCTGTGATGTGTGACTGATGGCTACCAAGCGCGAACAAATCTTGGCCCAGATCGCGTCAACGCTGGCCAGTACGGCTGGTGTTAGTGGGAGGGTGTATCGGTCGCGTGTTACTGCGGCTGCCAGGGCAGAAAGCCCAATGATTGTTATCGAGCCTGTCAACGACACTTCGCAGCAGATCACATCTCTCCCGAAGCTTGACTGGACGATGCGTGTTCGTGTCGTGGTAGTGGTTCGTTCTGTGAATGCTTATACAGATGCAGACCCGGTGATTGAATCGATGCACTCAAAGATTATGTCGGACTTAACCCTGGGCGGCTATGCGATTGACGTGCAGCCTGTTCTGACGACATTTGAATTCTTGGATGCAGATCAACCTGCTGGTGTTTTTTCTAATGAATATGATGTCAAATATCGCACCACAGTTGCTGACTTGACCACTGATTAGGATTAAGCAAACGCAGGTTCTACCATGAATGACGAGTACAGCGGTCAAGGTGGGTCGTACCTTCTCGATCCAGAAACCGGAAAACGCACTCTGATCAAGCGCACACTTCCCGCCGAACCCCAACAAGACAATGGCACTTCTTCTTCGGAAACGACTGATTCTGATCGAGACGGAATCGACTTACGGGACTGACCCGACTCCAGACGGAGCGGACGCGGTTTTGGTGAGGGATTTGAATATCACTCCTCAGCAGAGTGATACTGTCTCTCGCGATCTGATTCGTCCTTATTTGGGTGCGTCTGAGATCCTTCTTGCTAACACTCGCGTTGAATGCACTTTCAGTGTTGAGCTTGCTGGCTCAGGCACTGCTGGCACTGCGCCCCAGTATGGCAAAGCTCTTCAGGCTTGTGGTCTGCTGGAGGTAGCGGATCCCGGCGTGGATGTCACTTATACACCTACGTCGTCAAGCTTCGCCTCTGTGACCATCCATTACAACATTGATGGTGTTCGCCATAAGGTGACTGGCGCTCGCGGGAATTTCACTATCAATGCAAATGTGGGTGAGATTCCAACGATTGATTTCACCTTCACTGGCATCTATAACGCTCCTGACGATTCAGCGCTGCCTACCGCAACATACGCAAACCAGGCAACACCGTTGATCTTCAAGAACGGCAATACCGACACTTTCTCGCTGCTGTCTTATTCCGGCTGTCTTCAGTCCGTAAGCTTTGACCTCGGCAACTCGATCGTGTATCGCGAGCTGATTGGCTGCGACAAGGAAGTGCTTATCACCGATCGCAGCGCTAGTGGCACTGTTGTGGTCGAGGCTCCTACTATCGCGCAAAAGGACTACTTTGCTGCTGCGCTAACCGATGGAACGCTGGGCAACCTGACCTTCCAGCACGGCACCGCCGCTGGCAACATTGTCGATTTCAGCTCGACTCGGGTTGACATTGGCGACGTGTCCTACAGCGATCAGGATGGCATTGCGATGCTGAACATGCCTTATACGGCAATTCCGTCAACTGCAGGCAACGATGAGTTCAGCCTGATCTATACTTGATCCAAGGCGAGTGGGGAACGAAGGGTCGCATTGCGGCCCTTTTTTTATTGCTGTATAGTTTGCTGGAGTCTATTTTGCCTCATGGCTTTTATTCGCAAAAAGGTTAAGACCTTCAAGTGGCCTGTGACTGTTGAAGAGCCTACTGATGGCGGTGTATTTGAAGAGTCTAAGTTTGACGCAATTTTCAAGCGTGTGCCTCGTTCTGAGTTCCAGAAGCTTGCAGACAAAGGTGACCTTGAGCTTTTGAAGGCTGTGCTGACTGGCTGGGAAGGCATTGAGGATGAGGATGGCAAAGCCGTGCCGTTTTCGCAGGTAACCATGAAAGAGTTCGCTGATGATCCTTATTGGATTCGCGGTGTACTGAAGGCTTACACAGAGACCTTCGAGGGTGCCCGTTTGGGAAACTGAAGTCTGCCGTTGAGTACTGGGCGAAAGGCGGCAAGAAGATAGAGGACAAAAGTGCCGATGACGCTGCTGCATTCGGTCTGAAGCCGCAGCGTCAGGCCGCTCCAGAGGAGGAGCACTGTGAAGTATGGGAAGAAAACTGGGAATCATTGATGATGTTCCTGCGTATGCAAACGCAATGGAACGTCACAATGGGTGGCTACGTCGGCTTGAAGTATGAGGTGCTACTTGGTGCCGGTGGCTTGATGTCCCTTTATGATGTAGATAATCCACGCGGCTTGCTAGAGGACATCCAAGTGATGGAAGCAACCGCGCTCGCAGAACTGAACAAAAAAGATGGCTAAAACTGTTCAGCCTATTGCTATTGAGCTTGGCATCAAGGGCGGTGAAAAGCTTGGAGCGCTGAATAGATCATTCCGCGATTTATCGAAGCAAATAAAGCTTTCGGATGCCGATATTATTCAGGCTACAAAGGATGTAGCCAAGTTTGCTCAAGAGGCTGGTAATAGCGAAGCGACGATAAAGGGGCAGATCAAGGCTTTTGAGGGGCTGCGTGAGCAGGCCACGATGGGCGGAAAGGCTTATGTGCAGCTTGGCCAGAAAGTTGCTGATTTGAAGGCTTCCCTTAATGGACTTGGCCGAGAAGCGCAAGAGCAGGCTAAGCGCTTTGTTGAAATGGGCCGCAGCGCTGACGCTACAACTGATCAAATTAAGTCGGCAATTAAAGGGCTGCAAAACCTTTCCAAGGAAGCGGTAGCCGATTCAAATGCGTTTGTCCAATTAACAAAAGACATAAAACAGCTAGGGGAAGCTCTTGATAGCGCTGAAGAAAAATCCGCAAGGAACAAGCAAGTCTCCAGTTTGTTGAATGGGGTCATTCGTAAAAGCGCAAGTTTAATTTCTTTGCAGTCTCGCGCATACAAAGAGGCAGTAGAGGCAACAGAAGAAAAAATCACAGCTATTGACAGGCTCACAAAAAAGCAAAGAGAAGCAGGTAAAACTGCGGAGCGTCGTGCAGAGCTTGAAGACAGGCTCCAAAGACAGCTACTCAAGGCAACCGAGACTGGATACTTGGAGTTTGTTGCCTCTGGCCGAAGGGAGACCATTAAGCTTGCTGAAGCCTTTAATAGCGCAGACCAAGGGATTGGCAGTTTTAATACAAGGCTAAGGAAGCTGGATGAAGACTTTGGCAAATTGCCAAATACGACTGCAGGAATAAATCAAAAAATCGCTGAATTAAACATTCAGCTCTCCAATACCAATAGGACAAGTTTTGATTATACTCGAATCTCCAATGAGATTTTGTCGCTTCAAAAAGAGCTGACAAAAGAGACTGGAGCCTACGCAGATGCGTTTGCAGAATTAAATAGGCAGCAAGAAAGTGCAGCTCGTAGGCGTGAAAAGCTTGCTGGAGTTGGGGAATACATTGCGTCTGTTTCTGGACTAGGCGCTGCTGCTGCTGCTGAAAGAGCAGCACGTGGCGGCACTCCTGTTGTTGGCCAGATGCGTAGGGAGGGCTTCCCTCAGGCCTATAGGGATCCAGAAACTGGGGCAATGATAGCCCCAGGCTACAGGGCTCACGGGGATCGTCGCGCTTATCAAGAGGCAGAAGAATTAAAGAGAATAGCAGAAGCGCAAAAGCAGCTTGAAGCTACTTTTGATTCCGCTGCTGACTCTTATCGCGACGCATTACAGGTAATTCAGCAGTATCAAGAGCAGCGACATAACGAGTTCATGTCGCAAATTGCGAAAGAAGATGAAGCGCAGCAAAAAGCTTTCGCCGAGCAAGTCGCGAGAGAGGAGGAGGCTTTTAAGCAAGAATTGAGACGTAGGGATATTCTTCTCCAAGCGCAAAAAGCTGCAGCTTCTGCTTTAGGTCTTGGCGGCAGGGAGGATATTTCATCTCTTTATCAAGGAATCATCGGCCTTTCAACGGCTGACATCAGGCGTCAGCAGCAGATGATGGGCAAATCTGCGACTGAAGTATTTAACGATATTGCGACTGCGTTCAGCAAAGGTGGTCAAGCGGTTGACCTTAAAGCAAAAAGCACTGACATTGGTGGCAGTATTGCCGAAGGCATTGTTGATGGTGCGTCTGATAGTAATGAAATTAATTCTGGCGCCAAGACTTTTGCGCAGCGATTAATTGCTGCATACAAGTCTGTTTTTGGCATCAAGAGCCCGTCGAAGGAGACCGAGCAAAAGATCGGCATCCCTCTTGGTCTGGGTATTATTCGCGGCCTGATTAAAGGTCTCAGGGAAGGCAAGCGCGAAGTTCAGCAAGAGATTGAGTCTATTGCTGAGCCTGTTATTGGTCGCTCGCGGCAACCGCGTCGCCTGATTGGAACAGTCAACCAGCCGATCGCAACTTTTACTGGTTACGGCACCGTGGCGCGGCCTGCAACGCCGGGTTATCGCCCCTTGGGTCAGGCTGCAGCGGAGATTAACCGCGAAACCGATCAGATGTTTGACAGGTTCAGGGCAGGAATCGCTGCTCTGACCACTGATGCTGAAATTTATTACAACCTTCTAAAGAAGCTGCCTGCTTCACGCATTACGACTGATCTTGCGGATTTAGCAAGCAAAAGGGCTCGTGCTGCTGAAGTCGGTGGCTTCATCGAGAATCAAAGGCTGATTGGCCCTGGTGAGCTTGAAAGAGAAATTGCTTCTTCTGTTGCAGGTTATCTAAAAGATCTACGAACTCCGAACCCCTGGGTTGGCATTACAGGGGATTACAAGCAGTTTATTAATTCGATTTCAGCAGAAACCAAGAGGCTTAGGTCAAGCATTCCTGCGCTACCTCCAGGAAAGGTCGCAGGCTTGCTGCCTCCTGCTCCTACAGGTCTGACGCCTGCTCAGCAACGACGAGTTGCTCAGGCTTACGCAAGGTCTGATGAGCGATCTGCGCGTATTTCAGCAGAAGACGCTTCGCGAGGACGAGCTTTGCCTCCTGGCCAGGCAGGCGGTCAGCTGGCTTTAATTTCTCAATTTATTGGCGGTGGATCTGGAGGAGGTCGCAGTGTAGGTGGAGCTGGAGGTGCCGACGGATCTTTCGCTCGATTTAACAAAGTCCTTTCTGATTTTGGCCGCCTTAGCGATAGGAGCACAGCTGACATCAGAGAACTTGGCGCAAGTCTTTCAAGCCTTAGCGATATTTTGTCTCCACTTGACGCTGACTTTGAGAAGGTCAACAAGGCGATCGACGAGCAGTCTCGATTAATTGATAAAGAGCTTGAAAAGCGTGATCGCAGGCGCCGCCGTGGTCGTGGAATGTCTGCTGGTCAGCTTGCCCAAGCAGCCGGTGCGACTATTTCTGGCGGTATTTTCGGTGGCCCTGAAGGCTTCCTTGGCGGCGCTATCGGCACTGTGCTGGGCGGCCCCGGCGGTGCATTTGCTGGTGCCGCTCTTGGCGCTCAGGTCGGTGGGCTTAGGAGAGAGCTTGGCGGCTATGCAGAGTATGCAGCTCAGATTGAGAAGCTGAAGATTGCTCTTAAGGGCATCTCTGGACCGCAAGAAGAATACAATCGTGCGCTAGAAGCAGCAAATAGTGTCACCAATGACCTCAACGTGCCTCAAGAGGTTGCGATTCGAGGGATCACCCGACTAACGGCTGCCGTAAAAGGCGCTGGTGGTGGAGTTGCTGATGCGGAACTTGCATTCAAGAATATCAACTCTGCAATTATTGCGACTGGTGGTGGGGCAGAGCAGGTAGAGGGTGCTGTAACTGCTTTGGTTCAGATTTTCAGTAAAGGTAAAGTCTCGGCTGAAGAAATCAACCAGATCGCTGAAAGGTTGCCTGGCACATTCAATAAAATCGCCGAGGCATCAGGTAGGACAGGCCCGCAGCTTACAAAAGCGTTGCAAGACGGCGAAGTTGGCCTGAATGATTTGATGAAGTTCTTGATTGAATTAGGGGATGAATATGGATTGCTGGCGGAAAAAATTGCTAAATCTTCTGAGTCGGCGGGCGCAAGACTTCAGGTTGCTTACGACAAGATGCGGCAAGAGGTAGGCAAAGCGTTGCAGCCAATTGGCGCCGAATTCCAGGATGCTTTTGCTGAGTTTCTGACGGACATTACGCCAGCATTAGTTGACGCAGCAAAAGCTGTAGGCGATGGAATGAAGTTTATTTTTGACAACAGAGAAGCTATTGGCACGGTAGCAAGTTTGGCCGCGAAGATAGTCGCAGTTAATTTTGCCTTCAAGGCATTTGCTGCACTGAACGGGTCTGTTAAGGCGATGTTCTTGATGTTGCAGGCTGAGATGAGTAAAACTGCAGTTCAGGCCAGTGTCGCCGATAAGAAATCTGCAGCGCTGCTTGGGACGATGTCAAAGCTTGCCGCCCTTGGGATTATTACTGTTGGAATAGATTTTCTTTTCAATGGCATCCGGAGTGGACAACGACAGGAAGACTTGCTTAAGGGCCTTGAGTCGGGACAGTTTGACAATACACTTAGGGGTCTTGCTTATGACGCAGCGCAGAGTCGATTAAGGCAAGAAGAGAAAAACCTGACAGATCTTCTGGCCAAAAGAGAAGAAAAAGCGGCAGAGCTAGCAGGTTATGGCGGAGGCGGAGTCAAGACAATCTTTGGAGTGATGTTTGGTCAGATAGGCAGATTGAAGGGAAATTTGAATGAGATAGACCTGCAAATTGCAAAAAGTCAGCGAATTTTGAGTTCCGAGATTGCCCCAATGCCATCAAAGCAAAAGTTGACAGAATTCCCTGGTCCTAACTCGGAAGACGAAGACGAAAAGGGGGGCAGCTCTAAAGAGCAGCAGCAGCGCAAATCACAGCTTGAGTCAATAAGGAATGGCGAAAAACTTCTTGATATTGAGCTGATGCTCCTTGAAAACTCAAGAGAGATCGGCAAGGCTCAATTTGAAAATAATTTTGCAAGAGTAAATGAACTAAACAATCAAAAAATATCGCTTGAGTTCGCAAAGCAGGCTGCACAAAATGAGTTCGAGTATCGTGACGCAGTCGCTCAGGCAATTGGCGATGAAAATCAAGCCGCAATAATACAAGAGGCTGCTCTTAAGAGGGAGATTCAGGACAAGCTTCTTCTTATCCAGTATGAGGGGGCCCTGGCGGATGAAGCCCAGCGTCGCGCCCTTGAGCAAAAGGCTGCCGCGAAAGCTTCTCAGGATGAGTTATTTAGCTTGCGTGAAAAGCTGGGCCTCGTAAGCGATCAGGAAAGAATTTCCAGGTACAGGACGAAGTTAGAAGAGCAAGGCACGCCTAACGCCGACGAGCTTACTGATCTTTATAGGCAGACTGTTGATCCTACTTTTGCCGAGGGCATTTCTCAAAACATTAGAGCCCTCAAGAAAGACTTAGAAGAGCTTTTAGATCCAGTCAATCAGGTTACAGGCGCCGCAAATGCAATCGGCACCGCATTTACCGATTCATTTATGAGTGCTATTACAGGTAGCGCTACGGCTCAAGAGGCGCTTGCAAACTTCTTCAGCAATACGGCTAAGTACTTCTTGGACATGGCTGCGCAGATCATTCAGAAGATGATCGTTATGGCGATTTTGAATCAGGTCGTTCGTGTGCTGCCTGGTGGCGGTGGCTTCAAGTTTTCTGGCGGCTCAGCAGATGCAGGGCTGAACGCTGCAAATCTAATGGGGGGCATCACCCCCTTCGCCATGGGCGGCATCGTTGATAAGCCCACCATGTTTGCCTACGCAAACGGCGGTGTTGGCCGCTTTGGCATCATGGGCGAAGCTGGTCCAGAAGCGATTCTTCCCTTGCAGCGGGGGCCAGGAGGCAAGCTTGGGGTTCAGGCTTCGGGTGGCTCCGTTGGTGATGTTGTTGTTAATGTTGACGCATCTGGAACTCGCGCTCAAGGCGACAATCAATCTGCGACCCAGCTTGGTAACGTAATTGGAGCAGCCGTTCAGGCCGAGCTGATTAAACAGAAACGACCTGGAGGGCTTCTTGCTTAGCAATCATGGCATCATTTGACGACGCAACTCTTGGGATAAACACCTGCCCAGACTTTGAGGCAACAAGGTCTTCTGCTCCGAAGATTAGAAAGGCTCAGTTCGGTGATGGGTACGAGCAAAGGGTTTATTTTGGCCTAAATCAAAATCCAAAGTCTTGGTCTTTGCAGTGGCTTTACAGGAGCACTTCAGATGCAGATGCCATCGAGGCGTTTTTTGACGCAAGGGCTGCTGATAACGCTGCGTTTGACTGGATTCCTCCAGACGATACGACCTCTTACAAGTGGGTTTGTGAGCAATGGGACCGCAGGTTGACTTCGCCTAATCGAGCGACAATATCTGCGACGTTCAGACAGGTGTTTGAGCCTTAAACTACAACCAAGAGGATTTCACCATGAGCACCATCGTCACTAGAGCTGGCAAAGGCTCACCACTCACTCACACCGAAGTTGATGCCAACTTCACCAACCTCAATACAGATAAAGCTGGTTACGTAGCGGGCGAAGGCGGCACAGAAACGCAAGCCACCAGCAAAAGCACGGGCGTCACGCTCAGCAAAAAGTGCGGTCAAATCGAGATGAACCCAGCAGCGCTTGCTGCCAACACAACCGTGACTTTCACGCTGACCAATACCGAGATCGTTGCTACCGACATTATTGTCCTCAACCATGTCAGCGGAGGCAGCGCTGGGTCGTATCTTCTGAACGCTCAGGCTGGATCGGGTTCCGCAAGCATCAATGTCCGCAACATCACTGGTGGTGCGCTATCTGAAGCAATCGTAATTGGCTTTGCAATTATTAAAGCTGTAGTTAGCTGAACATGGCTTACGTTGTCTCCGGTTACTGGGATGTCGGTTATACCGACACCGAATCCAGTGCGGCGATAACTGGTGAGCTGCAGGGAATCAATCCGACTGCGATCATTGAGCTATTTCAGCTCGAACTAAACGCCAACCAGCACGGTGTAAACCAAACTTACTATTTTCACAGCGGCACCAAACCAGGCACCGGCAATAACTTGATCTTTGGTGGGATACCATACATAGCCCTACCGATTGAAGCTGAGGGTTTTGCGTATTCTGGCCAAGGCAGCTT